AAATAGTGCATTTAAACCCGGCTCTAACTCTTTAACGAGTTGACTTCTAGATATAGCCATAGTTTAACCTCCTATATACCTGTTGTATCTCTAAGTGAGTGTAAGTTAATCTTAACTTGGATTGCTGCATTTGCTGCAGAATAATCTGAGTTATCAACGTCAGTTGATAAACCTACAACTCTAAAATTCGCGCCAGCATTTGTAGTGAAGCTGCCACCATCAATAACAACGTTTGAGATTCCATCAATTGTAGAACCTGCGCTGTATGTTGCGATGTTACAGTTAATACCTACTTGTGCTTGACCCGCGTTGTTATCGTCACATTTGACCTCGAATATTACATCGGGATCGTCAATGACGTTAGCTACGATATCATCCGCTGCGATGCCGCCTGGATAGTGATTTGAAAATGTTGGCTTACCAGTTGTTGGGTCTGTGTAAAAGCAACCATTAAAAATACCAATTAGTTCAGCACCTTTTGTGGATCCGACATCAATAGCACCATTAGCGACCAAAATTACTGGGTCGCCTTGAAATATAGCGGATGCCTCGTTATTGCCAATTGTGTACTCACTCTGGCCTTGACCATTGTAAGCTTGACCTAGCATTTTAACGGGCTTAAATCCGAAATATCCAGATTGATTTGCCATTTTTGTTTCTCCTTATTTTTGTAACCTAGCTTCTGGACTTTTTAGATCCTCCACCGAAGGTCACGTTACTCTGCCTATCGACATTGATAGGCATACTAGGATGTTGTTCTCTCAGCGGATCCTCTTCCCAAGCTTGAGTCTGTTGATCAGTCTTTCGCTTGTAGTGAGCATTACGCTCATTAACGGTTTCCACTGGCATTCTTGCCAATAGCAAGTCACCCACACTGATGACACCCTCATAAGCTTTGATATTTCCGTTGTAAGCAGAGTAAGTATCTTTGGTTGTTTCGTCAGCTCTGACTAACTCCCAACCTTCTCTGAGTCTGGCATTGATATTTTTAGTATCGTCTGCCCCATTTACACGATGACGGAGCCATCTTTGCTTATATCCATCAGGACATGGCGGTGCGTCTAATTGAGACGGTGGCTTCCAAGGTTTTCTTCTTTCCTCTTTAGCCCTTGTTTGTGCACTTCTTGGTGTTTTTATATCTGTCATTTTGTACCTCCTTAAACGTACTTAGCGTATTCAGCTAAGGGAACCCCTAGCTTTTTTGCTATTTTCACTTGACTAGCGGTCAACTTAACAGACTTGCGCCCAGCGGTTGCAGACCTTGATGCAGAAGCGACTGGTTGGGCGATCTTAGTGCTTCTGGTAGCCTGATCCGAGTCTTCAAAAGACTCTGGAAACTTGTTTTTAACTCTATTAGTCAATTCATTATAGTAATCATCTGATTCTGTGTCAAATCCTTCTGCTACTAAACCTCTATGTATTCTTTGAGCATAGTCTGTCATTTCTGCGTCTGACCGAAACCAAGTATTCTTTTCAGCCCACGCCAAAGCTTTCTGTGAAGGCTGAGGTCTTTCAGTAGTGGGTTGTGA